CCCAGAGTGTCGTTCAACAATGCATAGGCACGTTGGTGTACACCTTCTCGGTTTGCGAACGATGATAACATATTACGAATCTCGTTGTTCTTAAACTTCGGAATCAACAGTTCGTGGTAGTTCTCCCCTACCTGTACGTCTGACTGTGTGAACAATCGTAGTACTTGGGTAACAAATTCCTTTTCCTGTTCAGAGAGTTTTGTTCTCCAATCCTGTACATCCTCAGACAGTTCCGCTTCCGATTCTACCCAATGGATTTCTTCGTGTTTGGTTGTTAACTCTACCGCCCAAGGGTAGAGGAATGGTTTGTACGTCTTACTAAAATCTAATAGTGCCATTTGTTATCCTTATCCTTCGCAAGCCCGACATTCATCGGACTCTTCTATTTCTATTGGTTTGTTTAGGTGTTCCATCAAATCCTCATACCCACCTACATACTCACCCTCAATATAAATTTGTGGTACTGTCTTAACATCTCGACCTGTCACTTCTCTTGCGGTCTTACCGATATCTGCAAGATCAACCTTGTCGAATGGTATTCCTCTCAACTTGAGTTCTTCCATCGCCATTGCACAGAATGGACAGTTACCTTTAGTATAGACGATTGATCGGGTGTCACCTTGTAGTGCGACCCTTTCTACCTTCTCCGATACATTCTCGGCACGTTGTTTCGCCTCGGTGCGTAGATAGTATAGACCTTTAAGTCCATCCTTCCATGCCTTTAAGTGTACCTTGTTCACATAAGACTTCGCTGCACCAGCAGGGAAGAATAAATTAACTGACTGACCTTGACATATAAATGGTTGTCTTTCTGCAGCGTGTTGTACAACCCATGTTTGGTCAAGTTCATCCGCAGTTCTGAATACAGCCTTTTCACCTTCTGTGAAGAATGGTAAATGTTGTACCGAACCTTTGTTGGTAATGATTGATGTCCAGTTGGACTCGTTGTTCTCATCTTTATCATCAAGTAACTGAGTCAAGTACTTGTTCTTCACTAGGAAAGAACCAGCACGTGTGCGGTGAGTATATGCATTTGCCTTCAATGGTTCGATAGAAGGACTTGTACTCAAAATAACACCAGATGATGCGTTTGGTGCGATTGCCATCAAGTGAGAGTTTCTTCGTCCACTCCCCTCACCATCAGGATACTCACCACGTTCTTCGGCAAGTAGTTTGGTTTCTGCGACTGCTTCCTCATTGATATGTTGGAATACAGTTCGGTTGATCTCTCGTGCAGCTTCTGACTCCCATGCAACTCCATGTTTCTGCAACAAGGAATGGAAACCCATTGCACCTAGTCCAATACTTCTCTCACGTTGTGCAGAATACCTTGCACGAGAGATAGTGTCGGGTGCATTGTCAATGAAGTACTCTAATACATTATCGAGCATTCGTACAATGTCACGTACAATAGAAGTGTCTTTCCACTCGTCATAGTACTCTAGATTGAGAGAAGATAGGCAACATACGGCAGTGCGATCTGCATCTGTGGGTAGATGAATCTCGTTACATAAATTGGAACCATGAATCTTTAATCCTTTATCTTGTAGTGGTTGTGGTAAATCACGATTTGCGGTATCAATGAAGTTCAGGTAAGGTTCACCTGTGCGGAATCGTGTCTCTAGAATACGTTCCCATAGTTTACGTGCATCAGTACTATCTTTAACACTACCATCTTTAGGGTCACGAAGATCAAAAGAATTTCCTTGTTTTACTGCTTCCATAAACTCGTCCGAGACATTGATAGCGTTGTGTAGGTTCAATGCTTTACGTTGTACATCACCTGTCGGGATACGCATATTGAGGAACTCAATGATATCTGGGTGAGAGATATCCATGTAAGCGGCATAAGAACCCTTACGAGTCTTACCCTGTCGATATGCAATCATATCTGCATCAACAGTGTGTAGGAATGGCATCGGGCCAGGCGCAATGTCTGATACAGTTCTTACGTCAGACCAGTGTCCACCGACACCACCACCCATTACAGACAACCATCGTAATTCAGATGAGTGACTGATCAGTCCTTCAAGACTGTCGGGTACGTATGTGAGGAAACAAGAGATAGGCATACCTTTGTTCTTTGCATCATGTCCATTGGGTGCATTTGACAGAACAGGGGAGGCGAACATGAACCACTTATTAGACACGTAGTCATACAGACGTTGTGCTAACTCGTCATCCATTTCATCTCGGTACTTAGACCATGCTTTTGCAGCTCTTGCGAAACCCTCTTGTGGACTCTTTTCATAATCATTCAAATAAAAATCTTTTAACATACCTACTGCATATTCAGCGAGTAGGGAATCTTTCTTCTTATCAATCTTGAGGGTCATATTTTACTTTCCATAGAGTGTAGTTTTCTTGAGGGGTAATAGTATCTATACCCCCAGAGTTTTTCAATTAGGTTATTTTACCCGAAATGGGTAGAAATGTCAATCTTTTTCTGAGTTATTTTCACTGTTTATTTCACCAGTGATTGCATTCTCATAATAGATAATGATTGACTTTTGTTGTTCGAGATATCTGCGTGTCTCAGCAACATTAAGCGCAAGAGTCTCGTAGGAACGAACACTCATTGCATAGAAGACCCAAGGTTGACCATTGTCTTTGACATACTCCGTAAGGAATTCATCAAAGTTTTCTTCGGTCACAACATAAAACTTGGGTTCACCCAGAGTTACAGGTTTGGGACTACGTTGAAGGGGAATCTTTTTCTCGACTACTTCTTTTTGTACGACTACCTGTGCTTCAGGCGTTCGTAAAAGGGCGCACCCACTACTCAGAGTCAATAGTAGTGAGAGACTCAATATCGTCAAAAACTTTCTTTGTCGCATCATTAATCCTTTGTTGTATCATGCCAGGGCGTTTCAAAGATAGTCGAGTCAAGTTGTGATCTCTAAACTTTTCAATTAGACTGTCTTTGTACACCTCTGCCTGTTGGAGGTTTGTTTGTAGTTCTAAGTTCTGTTCTTCCATTTGGGTTGCGAACTGTGTTATCTCGTCAAGCGCTCTTGCATTACTTTCCGCAACCAGTTCCAACTTCGCATTGTTTTCTCTTAGAACTGCAATACGATTCTTCATGTCTTGGTACTCTGACACCGCACCGAACACTAACATTCCGATGACACCAGCGACTGCGAGTTTTGCGTATAGTCCGAACATTAGTCTTCTTTCTTATAGAATGTCCATGCACCATAAGCGATTGCACCAAGCGCAACCAAGTTAGCGATGGGTTTAAGGATTAGGAAAGTGATTCCAGCACCAATCAGTACAAGTCCATCAACCGATGTACGTTCTTTGATTCTTGAGGTAATAAAATCTAACATTACTCTTCTCCAGTTCTTATTGTACAGTTACGTTCACGATGACCATTCCACGCAACAAATCCACCAATGACCAATGCCCAATAAGCGAGTTTGTTTAACAGATGGAAACCATTTTGTTCGATGTTAATGTCACGGAACAACTGATCTGCTTCGTTCTGTGTCATGGGTGCGGAAGCACCTTTCTTACCCTTCTTCAGAAGTACTGTGTATTTGTATGCATAGTCATGTACCAGACCACCAACCAACAACACACCTGTAGGTGATAACCATGATGCAAGGAACTTAGGTACAGATGCACCATCGAACACGAATCCTTTGGGGATAACATAGTTCTCACCATTTACAGAGAAATACCAGTCCTTTGCGATTTCCCAAGTGCGTACACCAGTAATCCACATCCAGACCGCACCCCAGAAACCCTTACCCGCAGTTGGGATAGCGATTGGTTTCATGTGAGGCATCTCTTTATACGAAAGATTTACGAGGGGTTCATCTTGGTCAACACCAAACGCATTGACAACAAACCCAATAATAATCAGAATACCTACTACAGTAAACTGCCAAAAGTTAACTAATTGTTCCAAAACAAATTCCATTATTTACTCCACTTATCTCTTTGTTCTTTTCTATTCTGTAAAAATCGTTTGACCACATCAGGTCTCTTCTTCTTTTTCTTCTTATCAAGATAGACAGGGACAGTACTACTATCGTCTCCCGCACCAGCGACTGCGCTAGTACCTGTCATCTCTTCATAAAACTTATGAAAATCTCTCTTCATCGGGTAATCTCTCCTGTAGTAAAATACACCCACTGACTAGAATTTTCGTGTAGTCCTTTATATATGTCTAACCCAAGAACCTCGTCAATAGGTGACGCCTGAGTCTCTATAATTCTTACTCGGTCACCTTTCTTCACAATATCTTCGCAATAGAGTGCGGTTACTGTGTCATGTTTCATACGATAGATGCCAGGCGATAGTTGTTTATCGTCAAGTAAAAACCACTGTGATTCTTCAGCGAGACAATCTAGAATATCAATCCCACTTGCTTCGTGTATCCGTTGGAGGTTCGTGTCAGATAACTCTCCCTGTTCCTTAATCAAGGCAAGTGCGGCACCATAACGTGCAACAACCGATTGACCGCCAGGCACTTTCGCCATAATCTTTTTAAGATTGAATACCAGTCTGTGGAATGGAGTGTAATGCGAACGATACGCTTCACGGTCATCAATACTATTAGTATTAAATTCCTTGTTCTTTTTACCATCCGCATCAATGATGCCTTTCTTGAACGCCTCGGTCTTATCGAACGGAGTTACAAGTAACTTCAAGAATCGGATAGTGTAAACTAAGTCTGCTGCTGATTTTAATATTCCCATGATACTATTTATACTCGAAAAAAGTTCTAAATCTCTCTTAATGCATCAACAACACATTTATCCATTTCTATATTGGTATATTCGTGGTTCTTGATTACTTTAAGGAAAATGAGGAAGGGTTTCAATGCCCCCCAATGTTCTAGTTCGATTTTAAGTTCTAGGATGTCAAGTCCAGGCTGAATACCGAACACATTGAAGATTACAATTAGATGATTAAGGATTAAACGTTCAGAAAGAACATCGGTGTCTCTATAACGATTTAATAATCGTTTTACATATTTGAACTTTTTGAGGTCTTCAAAGAACTCGTCACTGTCGATACACTTAGGATTCTGATAGTGTCTAGCAGCGTAGAGTGTTAGATTGTCTTTCGTTAGTTGCATTATATAATCCAAGTTAAGGGGTATTGTTGTATACCCCTCTACTTAGGGGTTTACTAAAACAAGTCTTTTACTTGTCCAACCAATGACTTTTTAGATTTACGTCTGTCCAATTCAACACCGTGAGTACGACCCAGTGCTTCTAACTCTAACTTGGTCATCTCATCAAGAGACTTGTCACCGATAGGTGCTTCTGTTAGAGTTTGGATAACTGGTTCAGGTACTTCAGTGATTACTTCTGCAACACCGTGAAACTCTGCGATTTGTTCAGGGGTGAATCCACCAGACTTGAACACTTCACCAGTTACAGGGTCTTCCCAACCATTTGCGGTAGGGACTGCGTTTTCGCACCATGCGGGGGCTTTAATAGACATAATATTTACCTTTCGTTATTAATGTGAGAATCCGACTGCAACACCTTTAACACCAGTATTTGCAGCGAATATTTTATCGGTAGGTGCTTTCTTCAATACAACCACATCCTTTGCACCAAGAGTAAGAGTTCCGATATCAGTACCTCCTGCTTGTTCCAAAGTTACCAAGTGAACCGCAGTATGAGTATTAATCAACCTTACTGCGGATGCACCACCAAAATTACTTGCAGTCCCACTGGAATCGCCACAGGCTGCTTCTGTTCCTTGAAGTACTATTGTATTCATGTTATCCTCGTCTCTTTGCCATACGTTCTAGAAACGCTTTCGCTTCTCTGGTACGACCATCAAATGCATTCTTTGGTTTGTCAGAAGTCAGGTCTGCAATCTCATCAATACTCTTACCATTGATGATGTTCTGTGCCTGTGCAATGATGTCCTGTGTAGCCTCTTCTTTCAGAGGTTGACCCATCATGTCATCTGCTTTCTTTTGACTAACAGGTTTCTTCAATTGAACAATTTTCAAAGTCTTTTTGTCTTTGATACTCAATGGAGGTTTCTCAGCAGATGCGATATTATTTCTTAAATTCTTCTCTGCGTTTGCACCAGCGGCAGATGATATAATCTTGTTACCCTGTGCAGTATCAACAATCACATGAGTAGTCTTTAGTGCTTCGTCAAGTTCAACTTCTTCCTTAACTTCGGTAGACTTAACAATTTTGTTGTCACCTTTCTTAGAATCGATAGAACCTTTACCAGAGTTTGCTTTGGTTGCACGACCCGCTTTAGATGCAGTTTCGTGTGTCTCTTCTTCATCAGTCTTATCAACTGTATGTTTCTTAGAGAACTCTTTAGACTTAGGTGACTCTTTAGAATCAATCTCTTCGGGTTTAGTTGCATTAGACTTCTGTGCGGCACTTTCCCACATCTTGTGTAGGTCAGTAATTGCATCAGTCAAGTCGAAGTCTTCACCAATCTTAGAGATTTCCGCAGTCTTGGCATTAGATGCAACCTTCTTCTTGTCATCTTTCTTACCAGCAACTTTAGGTGCTTCTTTCTCTTCTTCGTCACCCTCGTCTTCGATTTCTTCTTTAGTTGTCACATCGTACTTCTTACCAGCAACAACAAAGGTATCGTCACCCTTATCTTTGGCAGCTTTAAGTGCCTGAGTGAATGCATTACCTTCTTTCTTAGCAGGTTTCTTACCACCGTCAATCGCATCGTCAGTTGCGGCACGTTTCTTGTGTAGATACTCGTCAGACGAATCAACATCTCCATCGTTGTCGATGTCTTTGTCTTCACGGTCTTTGAATTTTTTGTCGTTTTCTGCATCATCAACAGGGTCGAGTTTCTTCTTCTCTGCGAGTTCCCAACCTTTCTTCAAGTACTCTTTCTCTTTTGACTTGTCGATTACGATTGTTTTACCACCTTTCTGAACCATAGAGTCTTTCTTGGGGTCTTTCATTTGACGTGCTTCGTCAATTTCTACTGATTCACCAAGGATGACTTGGGAGTAGGCATCCATTAATGATTTCATATCTTTACTTTGCATGGTGTTTCTCCTACATCCACAAATAGTTTACGAGACCCGCAATTATTGCAGCCCCTATTAAGTACACAACTTTATTGATAATTGCAACAGTGTGGGCATTATCATCCACTTTTTTTTCTATTTCATCTAACTTCTGAGAGAATCTGTTCATCCTATCAAAATTATTACTGTTATTCCTGTCCAAGGCGATCATCTTCTCTTCTACTCGGGCCAATGCAACGAGAGCTTCCGCAACCTTATCGATCTTATCTTCCAAACGATCAAAACGAGCAGTCGAATCTGTCTCAATTCGAGCAAGTCTTATTGCTTGAGTTTCCTTTGTTGCCATTACATCTTTTCCCATTAAATTAAGTATAGTTCTATTTATAAGATTTTTATGTTCTATTCATATATCCGAACAACTAAATCGCCTTCACCTTTGATCACTCGGTGATATTCCATCTTGTCAATACTATAACTATGTCCTTCTAATAAGTCCATAGGTTCTTCGTTGTCTCTCTGCAACTTCCAACCATTTCCTTCTAGTACATGGAGACTTCGGTCTTTCAAGTCTCTATGCCAGATCAAATCTTCTTCTCTGACATTCTCTCTAAAAACCCTTACCCTACCATTACGAACCTTTATCTCAGTGTAAGGTTTTACCAAAAGAAACTTCCTCCACCAGAGAGTCCGAGTTGTTTTGCGTACCGAGGTAATCTACACGCCCAGTATCCAGCGGTCATCTTATCGTTCTTGGTTTCGCACTTGTGTCTTGCAACAAATGACTTACGTGCGGCAGGGTCATTCAACTTGACTTTGAGTCCAGTTGTATCTCCCCAAGAAATCTTCTTGATTTTATCGGTTGAGGGGTCTTTGACATACACATAGTACTTCTTCGGCCCACCACGTTTTGGTTTGTTTAATTCTTTCTTCTCTTCTTCTTCGAAGATACAGTCTAGTGCGACATTCTCACCACCGAACTGTGCGAACTCACCAAGGTTTGACTCCATGATGTCAATCTCACTTGGTTTGATTTCAAGTTCACCACTGTGATACTGTTCACGTAAGTCTCTCCAGTACTGGAAATACTTCTCAGAACCAACCCGATAGATATTATTCTCTACCAGATCGGATTCCGAACCGCAACTACAATGGTCATTAAATGATTTCATATATCTTTAACCAGAATTAAATCAAAGATGGCACCAACCTCTGAGGTTGCACCAGCCTTTGCTTGAATTTGAATGTCTGTCTTTTCGGGTATCTCTAATGGTACTATGTAGTCAAATGTTACAGGTTGAGCAAATGTTCCCCACTGACCTTTCATCTGCCATGCAGCATTGGCTGTACCATTCTTGACACGCAACTGATATGTTGCTTCTTGGTTTTTACTAATAGAACCTTGGAACTTAATCAGATATCCCTTATGTCCTGCGGGAATGGTATAGACTGCCATGAGTGACTGACCACCATTATTTGAATGAACTTGTGCGACATTATTACCACCAATAGATGCGGTGATGTTACCCTCGTTTGTTTCACTAGAACCCGCAGTCAGAACTCTCATTCTGAAAACACGATAGAATGATGCAGTAGTCGTTACCGCACCTGTACCATTCAGTGTTATAGTTTCTTTGATTTCATCGTAGTTGGCATCAAGACCTTCAATCTCCAGAGTCCTTGCACCAGTGTCTCCGTCATCATCATTTGCATCCGAGGACACAACAGAAACAACACCCGCAGACGTAGGAAGATAATTAGTGCCGAGATCAGACACGATCTCAAAACTTCCCCCTACCGCAGTGTTGTAACCGAACTTGTTGACGTGCGAAGTTTGTGATACCGCACCACGAGCAATGTGAATACCTTCACCTACTCTTCCGTCTCCAAGATAATGTGACTTTGACATTCTTATCTACCTAATCTTTTTAACAGACCTTGAATCGTCTTCAAGTCCTTAGAAATTACTTTCTGGAACTTTGCTTTGTCCTGTGGTTTCTTCAGAGTGTTAAACAACTTAACAACCTTACCAGCATCGTCTTGAGAAATCTTACCTTTCTTACCATTTTCAAACTCAATCTCACCACCTTTGGGTAGGTCAGACAACTTACGGATTTGCATCAGAACATTCTTAGATGCCGCCTTGCGATCATCGTCTGTTGCATCAGTATCTATATCCGCACTATCCTTACCTCTTTTACCCATCGCACTCATTGCATCACGTTTCGCACGAGCATTCTCTGCGATAAAATCTTCTCTTTTCATCAGTTTCATTGCAGCGTTAGCGAGTTGGGCAATTTTCATCTTGTCCATCTTTGCCTTGTTACCGTCATTTACCTTATCGTAAATCTGAGAGATGGCAGATGCAGTGAACAAGTCAACCATGACACCTTGGATTTTCTTTGCCTGTTTCTTGGCAACAATGTCTTTGACATCGGAGATTACAGACTCGTCAAGTTGTACACTTTCAATGTACATATTCAACTCATATCGTTTGTTGTCTAGGTTTGCAACCTGTACATGAAGTTTCTGTTTCTTGTTAGTATCTAGGATATACTTATTGGTCTTACCACTAGATGGTCTCTTCGGCCCCATTGCAACCTTGTGGTCAACATCGTCTTTGTCTACGATGAAACCTTTCTTCTTGGCATGGGCATATGCGTGTTGCATTGCACCAGAGAAGTCACGGTGATAGAGTTCGTAACCAGACGAGGACTTTGCTTCTTCAAGTCCTTCACGAGCAATTAACTTCCAACCCTGTTTCTTCATTTTATCAGCAGTCTTACCATCCACCTTACGAGTATATGTACCCTTCTTCATGGTGTAGTTCTCTGCACCTTCCTTTACGTTTGCCTTCTTCTCAACATCTTTAACCACTTGAGGTTTTTTGCGTTTAACGAGGTCTTTGAACTTTTGTAGAAGACTTTTGTCTTCTTTACTAGGGTTGAATCCTTTCTTTGCAGATTTTGACTTCAACAGTCCTAGTTCCTTCATCATTCCTTTTCCAGACATATAGAAAAATGGAGTAAGTAGGGCAAGTTGTGTCATGAAGATTGCACCAGCGGGATTAAAATCTTCCTTAACTTCTGGTTTGTCGTGGGTGTAACCCATCTTGTCCATCTTCACATGGTCTGCGTAGGTGTCTGCCTTGTAACCTTTCCCAGTCTTGGGGTCATACATCATGTGTGGTTTGAAATCTTCCTCACCTTTACATTCTGCAAGTATTTCTTTTATAGTTTTCATGTTATGCTAAATCCTTATCGTGGTTCAAACCACCCTTTTTCTTTTTGACTATGAACGCATTTACTCGTGCGTATCCCCATTGTTGTGGTGTAGTGCCTGGCCTGTGACCAGTCTTCCATGCGGCAACACCACGGTTATAAACTTTTTTGAGAGTCCCATACGAAATACCAGACTTCTCTGACTTCTTTTTCAGTGCTTCATCTGCCTCGTATAGTCTAATCATTTTGTTGACCTATTCTTTGCCTTTGCACGTGCAAGTCTTGCACGATCAAGAATCGCATCGTGTTTCTTCCTATCCGATTCTTTCTCTCGTTTAATTTTTGTCTGTGCAGTCTTTACTGCATCTTCCATCGGAGTATCTTTCTTATACTTCTTGACGAGTGTGTCAGTACCTTCCTCACCAGCATTCTCTGTAGTAATAACGTTAGATGTAGTCTTGAAGTTCTTCTTACGCATTATTGTTTTGTTAATAACTTCGAACTCTTCTTTCTTACGGTCGTAGTTAATAACAACAGGAAGGTTCAGGTCAGTCTGTAAGTCTTTGATGACCGCTTCACTATCAGGATTCTGACGAATGTTCTTCGCCTTTCTCTTCGCAATCTTCTTGAATACACGTTGTAACTCTGCCACTGTAATAGGTGGGTCATTACGTTTGTCATTCATACGATCAGCGAAGTGACGTGTAAACTCAACATCAACATCAAACTTAGCAAGGAGTCTATCCGCAAACTTCTCAAGATCATTGAGTTGTTTCTGAGATACTTCCTCGTACATATCCTTGAACTGTTTGGTGTACTTGGATGGTTTTGTTTTTGCGGTCGCATCGCCTGGAGCTGGTTTATATGCAGAGTCATCATCGTCTGCTTTCTTACCATGTTTCTTGAAGTGTGCATCTCGTTTTGATTTGGTAGACTTCTCCAAACCCGCATAGTACTTCTTGGGTTGAGTGCCTTCTTTATCTTTAATGTCAGAGTCTTGGGGTGCTTTTTTCTCGACCAGTTCTACTGCATCTAACCACTTACGAACCTTCTTGTCACCGCATTCCACGATAACATAGTTCGAACCCAAGACCGACACGACACCAACTTCTTCGGACTCTTTGATAACAACAGTATCACCCAGTTCAAACAGTTCACCTTTAACAAACTGTTCTCTTAGGTCAGATACCCTTGGTAATTCGATGTGACGTTTGAAAGATGTCTCTTCCTTGAGACCAAGACCCTTCCTTACGTCATTGAACAACTTACGAGTGTCTCTGTCCGACATGGTCGATGGGACACCCTGTGTGAAAGCTGTGTAATCGTTATCTTTTGCATTGGCACGTTGTTTAGATGCGGACATACCTTCCACACCCTCTGCATCAGGGTCTCTTTGACCCGCAGAAACGATATTAATAGATTCGAAATTATAGAATCCATGACGTGCCTTTTTACCATTGTACTTGTTCAACAACACTTCGAACTCACGTAGACGATCTTGACCGACTACCATAGTGATTCGTTTGTATCCTTGGTCATACAACTTTGCAGCGATATTAAATACTGTTTTTACTTCTTTATCAACCATGATGTTTCGACCATACTTGGGAAACATCTTGCGTAGGTGTTTTACCTTGTCAGAATATGACAGAGGGTCTTTTGCGCCTGTAGACTGAGACACATAGACTTTCCAGTCTGCACCTTTCGCTTTCTTTGCAATGGTATCTAATACTTTACCATGACCGATAGTGGGAGGATTCATTCTACCAAACGTAAAATAAACTTCCTTCGCTTCTTCTACTAGATACGACTTAAAATCTTTAATCACTGGACTGTTTACCTTTTTTTCTTTCCATTTCCATCTTGCGTACTTTAGGAAGAATCTTCTTCGCAATTTTCGCAATCTTAGGTTTCATCTTATCTAGACGTTTCTCAATAGACTGTTTTCGAGCCATTGACATATCGCCCTTGTCTTGTCCCTTAGTGATTTTTTTGATTATCATGTTGCGTGCTTGTTTCATTGCACGTTTTTTGAGAGTGTCCATATTTGCAGTTTTACGAGCCGCACGTTTACGACCCATTGCAATCTTGGCTTTATTTTTCTTGAGAGATCGTGAGAGTTTCAGACGTTGTTGAATATTCAACGCTTCGTCTGGTGACTCAACAACCTTAATGAATTCTTTTAGTCCCATTGGTTTGGACATATGTTACCCCTTACGGTTTTTCCCATCCCTTCAGTATATCTGGACTGAAGTTGTTATACGAAAATTCTAGACGATCAACCAACTTGACCGCATCACCACCTAATTTGTCAATAGCAACGAATCCTTCGGCACCTGTCTTGACCTTATATCCTGTCTTGGTCTGAACAAATGTATCAAAAGAACTAATACTATTAAGTTTATTTATAAGTTTTAATTTTGCAAGTACAATGTTTTTTTGCAAATCGAACATCATTACCAGATTCTTTTTGTTTCTCTGTGAGAAGAACTTCATAAAGTCATCCAACTTCTTCTGTTGGGTTGCCTTACCCCTCTCAGTACTTCTCTTGTCTTTCTCTTTCTGGAACTTATCGTTCAACCACTTGATTAAACCTGTTACGTGCGTATTAGTGTTGCCAATCACGGTTTGTTGCCGCACAAAAGTGTTGTTGTACTGTTCAATCAGGGTTGCAAGGTCTTTATTACCTTCTAACTCACGTAGAGTAGAACCAGCGATCTTATTGAATATCTTACCCGCATCAGACAGATGTTTGGTTACTTCTGCGGTTTCTTTCTTATCCATAGTCGCACCAGACACATCACGCAACATTGCGTCCTGTGACCATACGTTTACAGAACTGTTAAATTTCGACACGTTTACACCATATGTCGCTTTCATCGACATAAAGTCTTTACCAGTATAGGTTGTGTGCCACACAATACCGATCTTAGCACTACGAACTTCTTTTGCTTGGTCATAGGGAATCGCATAGATGATTGTGTTGGGATGGAAAGTCGTATACTTCTCACCATCAATGGTTTCGTTCTTGGTGTCTCCTTTTGAGAACAAGAAGTCCCCTTGAATCACACCCTTGATACCAAGTTCTGGTAGATGTTTCAGTGCGAGTTTCATCTTGGTCGCAAGGTCAGGACTACTGATGTCCGCATCAATATCTGCATCGGTCTTGTAGACTTTAGGATTCTTTGCGAACACACCTTTCTTTGCGACAAAGAACTCACCATCACTAGGGTCTTGACCACAGAAGATTGCGGGAGCACCGTCCCACTTGGTGGACAGTTTACTCTTGGTTTCTCCCGCTAACATATCACGGAGTTCTCTCAATGCATTGATTGCCTGTCGAGTACCATTGACACCCCCATAGAGAACCTTATCCTCGATATGGGTCATGTGAGTGTTCTTCTGTTCTGTTATGAAGTTCTTAAAGTCCATTAGAATTTCAAGGTGGTGAAGTCACACATCATTCGTGTGGGATAACCATCCTTGCCTTGAGTGTCTCGTATGTTTAGTTTGAATCTATAGTACGGTGAACTGAGTTCCATGTCAATACGTTTACCACGACCAGTCTTACCACCATAGTGAACCGTACAAGTTCCTACCTTAGCAGCAGCCTGCATCGCAGCAACATCCATCTTCTTGGAATAAACGTTCTTCTTCATCTTATGGATAACATGATAACCATGACCGATACCACTTTCAAGTAACATCTTCATCGCCATTGGGTTTGGTCTGGTAACAACTTTACCACCTTGGGTCTTAACATCGTCATTGAATATACCACAGAATCTCTCGTTGTCAATACCGAATAACTGCAACAACTTCAGACCGTCAGCGTTCTGAATCTTACCTTCCTTGATTTCTTTGGGAGTCAACTTGGTACGAACACCTACGTTGAAGAACGTGGTGGTAGTCTCGAACTTGAGACTGAGATAAATTTGTTCGCCATTATCCTTTACTAGAGTAACGTCAGTAACACTCTTACCAATATCATTACCCACACCTTTAGTATTGGTTAAAACGATATTAGACTTAAAGTTTAATGGTCTCTTGGTATTCTCACCACCAACAACATTGATCTTGAGTGTCTGAGAACCACTGAGGTCATACAACTCATCAAGATGCATAATTGCCTTGAGGTTACCCTCATCAGATACCGCATCCTTACCTTCTGCGAACCATGCGTTTAGGTCTTTCGCAAACGCAGTCTCAAACAGGTTACCTCTATTATTCACACCACGATTACCACTAGAACCATTACCATACTTAATACGTACAGTCTTCAATCCAGCGTTACGTTTGATGTCTCCGATATCTTCTACTGCCTTGAATGTACGAGCAACGTTGATATCTTTCTGTTTCTTCATGTCGATGTTGATAGGTGTTTCGATACCTTTGTTCGACAGATATGTGAAAAGTGCAATTACATCGGCAACACTTTCGTGTGGCCAGTCCGCAAGAGTCTTGGTTATTTCATCTTCGGTCTTGGGGAAGAAAGAATATGCTTCCCCAATAAATTGTTTGAACCTTTGCATCGAGTGTTCCCATCTGTTATAAAGTGTTATTATACATCTATTTATAATAAAATGGAAGTCGATTTTTCCTCATTATACTGTTTAATTGTGTTTTTTAGAGTATTAATCCAGTTATCACGGTGTTCAACAAACACTTGAGGTTCATTATTATCCACCGAGATGATAGTAACCAACTGAGTAATCGGCATACCTGTACGTTCTTCCCACATTACAGCGTAACCCGCTTCTTGCATGAAGTAGTTCTTGACCCAGTCTTTCTTCTTGGGTTTCATAGAGGTCTTGTAATCAATGATGGATAGTTTACCATCGAAGATACCCACACAGTCAACACGACCCGCAACACCCAGATGGGTAGAGTAGAGAGGCGCTTCTTGTGCGTAGACCTTGGTAAGACGTTCATCTAGGATAGGTTTGAGATCAAGGAAAGATGCAATGATATCGGGGGTGTAACCCTTCTTGTAGTCAGGGTCATTGTCAACATACTTCTCACAGATTTCGTGAACCGCAGTACCACGAGTAGAGGCACGATATGATACACGATTTGCCTCTTCCTCACCGACACGTTTACGCCATTTGGCAATAGAGTCTCGTGATAGTATCGACAGGACAGTAGTAATCGAAGGTAGGTCAACACCATCTGGTGTTCTATACTTACGACCAGATTCGGTAGTCACCGCATTCATCTCAGTCAATTCAACGGTTTCATGTAAAAAATTCATAATCTATTTCTCTTGTTTGTGTTTCATATGTATCATTATACTATATGACATTTGTTTTGGCAAGCAATTACTTACAATAACTCGACAACATTCCTTAGTAGAAAGGTTAATCCGATACCATTTACCAGTATCAATGCACGATCTTTCCAGAGACATGATACCCAGAACCAACCTATCACACCTATTATAGAAAACATCAGGTCATAGAATTGATACCCTTCAACACCTCGGACGGACATCGCACAGACCATCATAACTGATGCAAACCACTTGACATACCAATCTAATCCATTACTGGTTCGCATCAGTTATTTCACTCCAATCTAAGTCTATTCGAGAATTGCCCTTCTGGTTCCAATGCCACTCAATACCACACTCTTCGATGATAGGTAATATTGCCTTCAGATTCTTAACACCTTCTTTGTCACCATTGAAACAGAATGTTGAATTTGTTTGTTCGTAATGAGTGTAGTGAGGATACGCAGAATACTTACGATTAACTATATCAAGTTCTTCAAGAACTGACTCATCTACAATCCAACCAGTGCCTTTACAGTGTGGACAATTCTCATCATCACCATAACACACTTCACACTCTTCAGCATTCTCATCTAGTTCGAAAACATCGATCTCACAGTCTTGTTCATGATTGAACAGACACTTATCGAAATCGATATCTTTCCCTTTGAATGGGCCTACTTCATGCTCGAAGGGAACATCATCCCACGCACAAGATTGACAGCAAGCCAAACCCCATCCACAATACCAACCCTCTTCTCGGAGTCGGTCAAATAAAATATCAAGGTTGTTTTTCATCAGTCATCCATTCAAAGTGACCATTACTCGGATTGAACTGAGCGCACTCGGTTGCAGCTGCATCCAGTCTCCATGTATCTTGGACAGAACTCGCACCAAGACATGACCCCAATACAAAGGTTACCATAGAAAGTGTTACCACTCCCAATAATTTTGTTGCTGTATCATCCATCAGTATCTACCTCTAAGTTAGTTTCAATCCATACTCTAGCACCACACGAAAGTGGTTTGGTTGGGGAGTAAATTACCCTCGCAACCTCATTACCATCCTTATCACGAATAATCGCATTACTGGTATATCTGTTATTTTTATAATCCTTCACTGTTATCACAGGTTCTTCGGTGCCGTTCTTTAGATTGGCACGAATCTTGTGCATATTTACGTGTATTTTAGTCTTCATATTATTCACACACCCTGCATTATCCTATCCCATTTCATACGATCAACTCTCTCCTGTTCACGTTGAGTTTTGGCACGTAGTTTCTCCATTCGATCACGAGCAGCAATCCACTTGTCGTAACTCAATGCCTTACGAGCATTACCAGAAGCAAGACCCTTTCTCTTGAACTCATTCTTGAGAATCGCCTTCTCTTCCGCACCCATGAACACACCGACCAGTTTCAGTAGACACTGGCGGAACGAACGACCATGATGCATATGACCAAGACAGTGGGCAAGTTCGTGGAGTAGAGTGTAACGATTCAGACCAGACTGAGCAAGAGTCACAGTACGACCATTGGTGTAACCAGAGTTCTTCTTATTACGAGCGTTCATCGCAACAATACGTGGGGTCGCATCAAAAATCTTCGCAACATTGTCGTTGATCGATTCTTGCCACAACTTCTGCCAAGTCTTGGTCTTGTAAATCTTTTTGGCGAACTTCTGCGCCTCTGTGATGTCAGCAAAGGTCACGTCTAGAATCTGACGTTGAAACATCCACTCCGCTTTGTAAGTTTTGGTGCGTTCCGAGTCTTTCGACTTCGCCCCTTTGTTTTGTTTCTGTTCGTGATTCAACAGGTAGGTTGCGTAATCAAGTTTATCGTAATCAACATTCATTATATAATTCCCTCATTCCAAGCACGATCAGCGTAAACTTCTTGTAGTTTGAACGCCTCTTTTTCCCAAGGTTGACGAGCATATGCAGTGCCGTAACCATAGACAGTTTTCTTCCAACGGATTTTGCGACTCTGTGCCTTTCGGTCATAGTAGTCAACCATCTCACGTTTAACATACTGTTTGACGTGAATCAGTTCATGGACAACAGTAGTCACTAAGTCTCTCAGAGATTGATTCTTCTCAACATCAACAATGAAGAATCGATCTTCTTCTTCCATGCACCACCCTTCAACACCATCTTTACTCAGGTCTTTCAGGCGAATCGCAACATCGACCCTACGATGTTTGGGAAGTAACTCTTTAAGAGTCCAGTTCGCAAGTTTAAGAACCATCTCACGCTGAAACTTGTTACCACCTTGGACACATACTGTTTTCATATAAATCTCTCTCTCAACTCGACTTTACATATACATTATACGATACTGGGCAACTATTGTCAACTTATTTCTGAAATAAGAATCCTTTATAAATCAGTGACTTACAAAAAACTTTCATTTATTTTTGCGGGGATAGTCGGTAATCTCGGAATAAGACCACCAGAATTGTGGAAAATGCGTAGACCTTCCATGATCTACGCACAATACCCTAGTCTATACGATAAGACCACTTGTCGCTTTACGATATTCCTTCTCAATACTCTCATTCACATCAGTGATGAACACCACCTGTGCCATTTGAATATCAACTGACAGTGGGTCAGGTTTACCAGTCGCACAGATACCATGAGCGAACCCCATGCCCTGTTCGGTCTGGACAATCATTCGTGGGTCTTTCAACGTAACCTTGGTACTGCCCTGTTCGTGAAACTTACCAACATACTCACCATATGCGGTCATTACCGATACTATATCATTCTTTTGCATTTTCAATTCCTATTATAAAAAAGTGGGTGAGGTTTTCCTCACCCGATTATATATCCGTGGATTAGGCAGCGTTTGCGAACTCAACTGCCTTCTCAACCGCACGAATCTTACGAGTCTGGTTCGCACCAAACCATGCAGAGGACAAACGTGAATCTACTTCACGACCCATTTTGTGGTCAGTCAAGTAGGTCACACTGTTCAGTGCTTGCCACCATGAACCTTCACCGAAATGAGCGCCAGGCTGAGTCTCCAAGAAAGAGTGTGCCTTTTGACCATTCGTAGACAGATCAGCAAAGTTCTTAACATTGATGTCCTTCTTACCTTGGTAGGTACGTGGGAACACTTCGTTGTAGTACTGAACCAATGCATCCATAGAGAACTTCTTGGTAGAGAGGAATGTTGCCATCTCTTTGTACTTCGCAAACTTCTCGGATGCGATACCCATTTGTTCCTTAACCATATCAGGGTTGAACGCATTGCGGTGATTCATTGTCACCGAGTTCGCAACGTTCGCACCCAGAGACATTGACAAAGTGTTGTTACAAACCACTCGAATCGGAGTGAACCGAACGTCAATTGCCTTACCATACTTGTGTGGGTTAGAGAACAACAAGTAAGAATCAACTTGGTCACCACCAAGGATATCGAACGACTCCTTGACCTTCGCAAGCGCCCATACCATCTGACCACCTTTCAGAGAACCCGCAGTGTGCATTTCCATATCACCAGCGAGAGTGTACTCCGAGAAGAACTCAAACGCATCTTGGTTCTGTACAGGATTCCAACCATCACCAACAACATCAAGAACTTTCTTGTCCGAAGAACGAACCAACGCCTTCTTACCTTCAATCTCGATACCCGATGCAGTAGTCATCGCTTCTTTTTCAACAGACCAGTCTAGACCCGCCTTATTCATAATCTGGATTGGGGATAGGTCGGGTGCGACCTTTGTTCCTAATCCGTGCCAAGGTGTCTCACCAGCATACGCCATCTGAGCAACCCCATCTACCATTTCAACTTCATGACTCATAATCTTCTCCTATTAACCTTCTACTCTATCATGGACTGCAACTGCACCGTAGAAATTTACACCGAGCAACCGATCACAAAGGTCTGAAAACCTTGAGTCAGAACAACCAGCGTAGTTACCACCGAACTGTGTCCACTTACCTTTTTTCGAGACTGGAATGAGTCTCAAAATCTTTCTCCCACCGATGGGTTCAGCCATCACTAACTCTGCGGCAGGATAATCCTCACACGGTTCAAACGGCCCATCCGCATTCACCACTGTGAAACCTTTTGCGTAAGATGACTCACCACCAGCAGTAGTATCGACATCATCTAACCAGTCACCTTGTTTTGCTTGCTTGTAAATGTTTACGTGAATTCCCATTATTGAAAACCTCCGAGTTCGATGATTCGATTGGTGATTCGTGCGTACTCACTATTGTAGTAAGTTTCGTTGTAACACTCACTTGCTTCGATCAGCATAACGAGGTCATTCATCAACACATCAATTTCATTTTTCATAATATAATCTCTCTATTAAACTAATTTAGAAATGAAGTTTGGGTTGTTCCAGAACTCATTAACGTCAGAGTAAAGGACAACAGTTTCTTCGTTCTCGTACAGGTCACGCAGAGCAAAGACAAACTTGGATAAAGAAGAAACAGACTCATCACGAGTCTCGTTCAAACGAACATAAGTATTTTCAATTGCAGACATCGGTAACACATTTTTCATAATCTTTTCTCTTTTCTCATTCTCAATACAAGTATTATACAGTCTGGCACAACTAAAGGCAAGTCTTTTTTTAAGAATAAGCGATATTTTTTTTAATTAACCACTTCTCTATGACAGGTTTACCATACTCATCTTCATCAATCACAATATAGGCGACAGTCTTCTTGACCTCCGCATAACGATACCGTCTAGCTAGACCACCGACCCAAACCTTGTGGGGATACTTCGCAAAGTCTGGCATATCCATATCATCGTTCACAGAGTAGTGGAAGTAGTGACCAAACTCCTTCTCTACGAACTCACCTAACAGGGGTTCAACATTCATTGGTGCAAGAGCCATTATATTTTATCCTTATTCAAAGCAAGACCAGCAAAACCAAAACCAACTGTCGCCCACATCAAACACTCAACAATAGACATAGTGCCATGTTCCAGACTCCCGACAGAACCCATTATCAAAAAACCTCCTAACAAACCATAAACAACATTCATTATGAAATCTCCTCTAATAATTGGTTCAGATCAGTATTGTAGTGCGGATAAACTTTATCAAACATCTCATCGATCTCTTGGGCAGTCGCAGTCTTATCGACAACGAAACAGTCGATGACACGGTTCTGGTCAAGAAACTCGATCTTGGAAACAAACTTGTCTGCACTCACATCATAGTAGTAAGACATAGTCTCGTTCGAAGTCGAAAAATCGTACTGGGCGGGTTGATAACTCATAATCTCTCTCTCTTTTCTCATTTTGTACAGACATTATAACCTTTCGGGCAGGGTTTGTCCACTCTTATTTTAATAATAAGTAGAATAAAATGGAATAAGGGGGACGTTTCTTAGAACTTTTTCGTATTAGGAACGAAAAGTATAGATGTCAATGAGTTCTTCTTTACCTTTAACCTTGATCTGACCTATCGATCTCGATTCAATGTTGGTAAGTTGTTCCATTGTGTTACTGGAGTAGATTGTTTTATATTCGAGGTAGTCTCCTCGAGCGGCAGTTGCTTCGAGTCTTGCGGCAAGGTTGACGGAGTCTCCGATGACTGAATAATCAAACCTTGACTCACTACCCATATTACCAACAATGCAAGTGCCTGTATTGATACCAGTTCCAACATTGATGGGGGGTAAACCCTGTTCACTATATTGTCGTCTAAGTTCATTCGTCTTCTCTTCTATCTCTATTGCGGATTTGACTGCCATCTCGGCATGATTTTCACATGGTAGTGGTGCATTCCAGAATGCCATAATACAATCACCCATGTACTTGTCGATTGTGCCACCATTATTTAGGATAATATTAGTCATTTCATTAAGATAATTGTTAATTAATGTGACCAAACCCTCTGCATCGTTCTTGTTTTTGTAGTGTTCAGATATCGGAGTAAACCCGCATATATCCATAAACAAGAAGGTCATCTCCTTTCTCTCACCACCCAGTTTCATCAGACTAGGGTCTTTTGCCAACATATCAACCATGTCTGGTGAAAGGTATGTACCAAACTGTCCCTTAATCATTTGTTTTGCTTTGAACTGTGTATAGAACTGTACAAAGGAACCATGAGCGAACACTAGGGTCAGTGTTATGATAGGGAATGTCGGGTCTAGTTGCACAAAGTATGTGCGAAATAAATCATAAATTATGTACAGGATACCACCGATTATGACGAAGAATGACACGCCTGAAACGAGTATATTAGCCTTCCCTAACAGAGCTAAGAGTATAACACACAAAACAAGAGTTGTCAATACCTCATAGAAAATAAATTCTGACTGTCGTTTTAAGACTACACCATCAATCATCGTCTTGACTAGGTTCGCTTGAACATCGTGGGGATACATAGAACCCATCGGAGTAGATACTACACTAGAACCTTCGAAAGTCGCACCTACGATGATTATCGAACCTTCTGGTATAGTGTCCAGTTCCGTGAACGAGTACCTCTTGAACTCATTCCAGTATGCGATAGTGACATTACCAGTCGCATCTGTGGTTACTGGTTTGAACTTGGGGATACGAACGAACTGAATACCATAGTCATCCGTGGATATCTGGTAAGATGAATCCCCTGCGGCAACTCGTAGTACATCTAACGCAAATGCGGGATAGAGTCTGCCATCAAAGTGTTCTAATAGTGGTTGTCTACGAATGATACCATCAACATCCTGTGCGGATGATATTGTACCATATCCAAATGCATTGTCATGTATTATTGGTTGGGCAAACAACATACCACCCAGTTCTGGTCTGAAGTCTTCGGCATCCCTGTCACCGAATGTCGCAGTACCGATACGAGGTGGTCTGTAGTCTGTGTTGGTTCTGTTGGATGGTGCAATGGCAACTACTGCTTGTTTCCATGATAGGATGTCCGCAAAGTGTTCATCACCCCCAAATCTGTCTGGTTCTGAGAACAAGATATTGAACGCAATGATACTACTCTCAATCTTGTCTATCTCATCTGCCATGACCTCTCTAGGAATCGGGTATTGTCCGAATTTGTCTAGGGTCTTCTCGTCTATATCCACCAGTACAATCTGTTCACTTGACGTAACGTCTTGTGATCTCTGTAGTGAATCAAAGTATGAGAGTCGTGTGCTTTCTAGTAGGAATGGGTCAAGTAACCTTAGACCAACCAGAAGACCGAGTGTAATAAGTACGTGCCATGTTTTCATTGTACTATATTTATCGTTGTACCAAGTCCATTAATTTTTATGGGGTCTAGTTCTTTTCCATCTTGTTCTATATTGATCGTTGTGTACGAACTCTTGTCAACCGATATATGGACTGTATCGTTTACTTCCCTATTGACCGACACCTTATCGCCCTCAACAATAGTTGCGACTTGGGTAATCGTGTCGTATCCCTCTTCGGTTCCCTCAAGGTTAAGTTCACCAGTACTCGGACTCTCTTCCAACAGTTCTTCACCCAAAGAATCGAAAGTATCCAGTAGGTTCTCCAGTAGTTCTACATCTAAGTAGTCAATATCAAGTTCACCAAACTCAAGGTAGTCTCGTTCCAGTTCTTCTTCGTTTAACAGGTCTTGGTCTAGAAAGTCTAGGTCAAGGGGGTTGATGTTCTTGGATGCATTCACATCCATGAGAAATTCTTCTTCGGTTTGTTTCTTCTTGGGAGGATTGATAATCATGATATTATCCAACATATCCAGAGTCAAGTCTAGGATTGCGGGTGCGCTAGGCGGGGTTTCTTGTACAGTTGTTCTTGTTGCTTCGAATGGTTTGTTGAGTACTACTTCACCTGTCATTGTCGAAACAATAATTTCACCAGATGATATTCCGTCCACATCGGGCAAGAGTACCACGAGGGTTTGTCCGAACTCATCAACTGTGACCGTGAAGTCTGTTCCCCGAATACCGATAGATGCGGTGGGTGTCTTGAGTCTGATGTTCTCCTTGTCAACCTTACCCAGTTGTCCAGAGATAAATCTGGCAGTTCCTTGGGCGAAAGTCATCGCCAAGTCTGACTTACTTGGGTCTTCATCAAAGACCACATTGTCAATAACAATGCGGGTGTGTTCGGTCATTCGTAATTTACTGTCATCTACAAAACGAACCTGAAGGCGACCCTCGCCTGTGCGAAGATCATCCTTCGAGATTACGTCCTGCCCCGTTAAGGGTTCAATCTTAGTTGTGTCTCTAAGTATCTGTCTCCATCCAACTGCACGATCTACGGAACCCACATCTGTATTAGGGTGAGCAACCTGTGGCAGTACCAGAATCAGACTGAGTAATACATAATGTAGAGGATGTGTCACTAGTCCCCGAACCATCATAGTCTATCTCCAATGTATCGGATTGCAATGTAGACTCTTGATTTACAAAAACATCCCAGTAACTACCAGTACCAGTCAATATGAATTCGTGACCATCATATCCACTTGCATTGTATAGTAAACTGTTGTTATCTCCCGCCACGTCCAAGTCAAAAGTCAAACTTGATGCATCGATATTGACATCAGCTTCGTTGAAATCACCAGTTAATACAAAATCAAAGTCTACATCATTTGCAGTATCTAGTGAAGCAACATCTATGTCTAAATCATTATTACCACCAGTAACATTAATTACGTAGTTCCCATCTGTAGCGCCATACACATTATCCTTATCGACATCGAAACCTATGTTATTTGTAGAACCATCGACATCAATATCTACCGTGGATGTACCAATAACACTACCTATCACGTTATTACTACCACCAGAGAGGTTGACATTGAAATCCATGTTATCACCACTCAGTAACATTTTAGTATCATCTGTAACAGACCCACCAACTTTGTTTCCTGAACCGTCCTGTATAACTTCGATAACTGCAGCTGCACCAACTTGGTCGATGTAGATTTGGTTATCAGCGTATGCGGTGCCTATCAAGAACATCATCACAAAACCTATTTGTTTAACGTTCATTCTCTTCTTTCTCCATTAATTCCCAGAACCCCTTCGACTCTCCTAGTCTAATGAGTTCGAGGACTCCAGTCTCTATCGCACGTTGTGTCGCAATCGAGACCGATTCGTTTTGAGTAACACCCGATTCAACCTCAACCAGTTCTGTACCCTGTTCTATAAATCTAAATACATCTGCACTGATTCCAGTAGAGAGTATGGTTTTACTTGAGATGACATCAAGTAAAACTTCACCTGTTGCAACTGACACCAGTCGTAAATTGACTGTCACCGTGTCTATGCTAAATTGACGAGAAGTACCTATACCAAGATATCTGGCGCCTGCACCCCCTGTGTCAATAGAAGTATCGTATCCTACTATACCTCCTGCAATTATCATACCAGCAAAACTTAACGCTGGCAGCTTCTGAGAGTCATTTCCCTCGTAAGATTGACGTGTTTGACGAATTAACTGTCGTTCTCTCGTCACATGGTCAATTATTTGACGGTCTACTACCCTAAAGAATTCTCCGTCACCGGCACGAGTCAACGCACGTATCAGATATACGTCTGGTGCCTGAGTAACCGCAGAACTAAAACTAGTCCCGCCACTACTGTTCTGTCTCTTCTGCCCTGTCTGGTCTGTAAATTGGTATATTGCAACTGTAGGTTTTCTTTTAGGTTGACCCACACTGATCAGTTCTTCTTGTAGTAAAGTTAACTGAACTGTTGCACCCTCTCTTGTCGGTATTTCAAATTGACTACCACCAATAGAAGCACAACTAGATACCAAAATCACCAAGGGGAATAGTAATAGTCGTAACACTGCCATCCTCGTCTGTAACTGTTAATATCACTACATCACCATCGGTGACATATGATATACCTGTTCCTTCTATGTTGAACTCACCACTCGTAGAAGGATTCTCCCCAAACATACCGTCAACAATCTGTCTCGACAATGTAGAGTAGATTCTACTTTCCACATTTCTAATAAACTTTGCGAGAGTCGTGTTCTCGGCATCTCTCTCCAACTGTTCTTGAAGGTCTTTCAATTCTTGTTTGATTGCGTCTTTCCGAGAAGTCTCTTGATTCTCAATCGTAAGGTAGTGACTGGATTGGTTGATGCCACTAAACGATGGAGACTTGAACTTGTGTTCAATCGGAGAAGCGTCTGTCGATGTGACCGATAAAATACCGATAATCAGTACACAGACTCCTAGACTAATTTTCGTCTTCTTTTTCATTCTGTTGATTCCTCATTTCGATTACTGTGTCCAACTTCTGTTGCAATCGGATAATATCATTATCAAGCATTCTAATACGATCTATCAAACCGATTAGAGTAGTTGTAGTTTCTTCCAGATTTTTTTCCACTTCTTCTGTGATGGTCTTCCACACGAAATAGATCATGTAGAGCATACCCACAGCGGCAACTATCGGGAACCCGAAGTCCTTTATATGCGTAACTAATTCTGTTTCCATATCACTGACTGTTTGTTATGATAACAAGAACAACCAGATATATTAGATAACCAAGAACACCTACTGATGACCAACCAAGAGCATTCCACATGAACGCTTTCTGTCTTCTTGATTGTGCGTAGACATCCTTCTCCCTTTTTTCTCTTATAACTCTGCGAAGTTCGGTTAACTCTCTATATGCATCAGGGCCGTACATATAAAGCAGTAACTCACGCAACTGACTTTCTTGTTCTTTAATTTTTTTCTCTTGAATATAGACGTTCATCGCCTCTTCTTCAACAGAAACCTTGTTTACCAACTTCTTAAATAGTGGTGGATTCTCTGCTTGTCTCTTTGCTTCGTTGAAATCAGAAACCGCACCATACCACTTACCAATCTGACCAAAGGTGGACTCTATGTTCTGTCCCGCCTCAACCATCTTCTTAATACCGTTGAAAGCAGCGGTAGCAGTTGCTACTGCGGTAAATGGGTCAACCATTAATCTCTCCTCGCATCAGTTTTTCCATCTGCTCTACTAATGCGGTTAAGGTCTGGTCTTATTCCCAGAACAACACACATAGTAGTGTCCATACGAACCATATCATGGTTCATAGTCTTAACACGATTATCGAGACTTCCCACAATCCCACGTAATGACTTCACTTGACCGATAACGCCATTCATTATATACTTGAGTGTCAGAAACATAAAGAAACCGCCTATTAAGGCGGATGCTATGGGAAACCCCAATTCTTTGATTAGAGTAAATATATCCATACAGTTTTATTTATACGAGTTATCCTTTATAAGTGGATTTATTTTAGACAAAAAAAAATCCCCGACTTTGCGAGGATTCTTCTTACGATTGTATTTTGTCTTGTCGGGAACGACTTTCTGTCGATAGGGACTGTCCTTATCAAACAGTACTCGTGCATGACGAGACTTTATTCTCTTTGCCTTTTGCATGACACACTCCTTAAAGACTTTATTTATAATTAATAGGTACTCTGCAAGTCCCTTTGAATTTCTTCCCAGTGGTCAAGCGCAGCACTCATCGCCATCGGGAGTAAGGT